CTAAGCTAGTTTATGAAAAGTTCAGCAAAGTGTTTGCAAATACTGAGGGAGGTCGTGTACGAGTGTGCAAGGTTGAAGTATTTGAGAACAAAAAAAATTCAGGAATTTACGAAGTAAATATTTAGTATTATGAAAAAATTAGTTGTATCAGAAACATTTGTAAGCATACAAGGAGAAGGAGTAACAGTAGGAATACCAGCTGTATTTCTTAGGCTAGGAGGATGTAATATCCTTTGCAAGTCAGCGACCTGGATATGTGACTCAGTAGAAGTTTGGAAAAAAGGAAAAGCCACAGAATTTGCGGATGTATTAAGTTCAAGCGCACTTGCCGCCCTAAAGAAAGGATTCCATTTGGTTATTACTGGAGGAGAGCCTTTAATGCATCAAACAACAATAGTTGACTATCTAGATTGGTTTGCTTTAAAATACGGGTTTACTCCTGCTATAGAAATAGAAACGAATGGAACAATTATTCCTTCTATTGCATTGCGCTCAAGGGTTAATTATTGGAACTGTTCTCCTAAGTTAATAAATAGCGGGGTTTCTAAAATTAAGCGTATTAACGAAACAGCAATCCGAATCATTAACTCGGATGTAAGAGAAGAGCACGTTAAAAATGTCATGTTTAAATTTGTTATTAATTCAAAAAAGGATATAGTAAATATGATTCAGGAGTACGGAGCTTTGATTCATAGAGCTAATATAGTTCTAATGCCAGCAGGAGAAACACAAGAAGAACTTAACAAAATCAGAGAGCATGTTGTAGATTGCTGCATAGAGTTTGGATACAGGTATACTGATAGGCTGCACATTGTTGTTTGGAACCAAAAAACTGGAGTATAATGGAAAGCATAAACGAACTTTACCAAAAGCATGTCCGTCTAGGAACTGGAAGCTTTGAACAGGAACATTTGAATGACAAGGGCTTAATGCTTAAAAGCGGGAAAACCACAAAGCCTTTATCAAAAAAACAGCTAGATGTATTACTTGCTGAAAAATCAAGTGCAATGGAGCATGGTGTTGACTTAGACTACCGGGCTCATGTAATTGCAGTAGTACGATTTAAAACAGAATCAGACGGATTAAAGCAAGCAAGAAAATTCAAAAGGCTTGCAGAAAACCCGCTTGTGAAACTAGAAATAAAATTTGAAAAAATAACAGATGAAAATATCAATAAGTAAAAAACTTTTACTGGATTCAATTACTCCATTACAGTCAATAATCGCTGAAAACAATATTATACCAGCTTTGCGCTGTGTAAAGATTGATTTTGAAAAGAATGGTTTTACAGTCACAGGAAACAATTTAGAAGTATGTTACACAAAAAAAATAGCTGCAAAGTTTGACGAGCCTGCTAGTATGTGCTTGAATTACTCAATGCTTATTTCCATATTAAAGAACGTTGGAGACAAAGAAATCAATTTAAACTATAAACATCCTTTTGTTTTGCTTATGCACAAGAAAGGACAATTCAAAATACCTGTAGAAAACTCAGCTGACTTTCCAATGGCTACTGAGCAAACTTATGGAAGCAAGTTTACTGTAAACGGTTCTGATTTAAAAGGGTCTTTGAAAATAGCGAATAGATTTGTTGCTAATGACGACGTTGANTTGACTTCAAACATTTGTATTTCAATTGAAGACAAAGCTTATGTCCGAGCAACTGATAAAGTCAGGCTATACGAGGAAAAGCTAAAAGCAAAAGGAGACAAAGGAAATATACTGATAAGCGGTAAATCATCCATTGCCTTGCATAGTTTAATAGAAGACGACGATTTGGAAGTAGAGTACGGTAAAAGCTCGGCAAAAATAGTATTCAATAAAGCTATCATAACAGTAGTACAAGCGAACGGAGACTTTCCTGTGCAAATGTTTAAAAAGATTATTGGCTCAGTAAAAGAAGGGCAGCCTTTTAAAGTGGATCAAAAGGAATTAGTTGAAGGATTAAAACGTGCCGCCATATTTGCTAATAGAGAAAAGAATGGAAGCTTGAAGCTTGTGTTTGATAAAACTAACTTGGAAATATCCTTTGAAGGAGAATCTTTAAATTCCAAAGTGGTTGAAAACATAGCAGTAAAAACCAAAATAAAAGAAACATTTGGGTACAATCCAAAATACTTGCTAGAAATTCTTAGCGTATTTGATACAGAAGTAGACTTAAAAATTAACAAGTTAGGAGGGTTCTGTATTGAGCAAAAAAAGAAAGTTGGTATGATTGCTCCAGTAATGCTTAAATAATAAATATGACTAAAGTATCTTATTTTGAAAGTGCATACAACCAAAACGTCACTAAAGAGGTTTCTTTATTTAAGTGGCTGCAATGGACTGTTAAACCGCCAAAGGATTTAGAGAATTTAGTTTTAAGATATAGAACATTGCGCACGGATTCAGCTAAGAAGGCTATTCCGTGCGTAACTATTTCAGCTAGATTCAAAAAAGTACGTAACCTAAAGAAAGTAAAAGAGGAGACTGGATACTTGTGTATTGATGTTGATGCAAAGGAAAATCCAGTAGCTGACATGGAGCTTATCAAAAAGCTTATATGTAAGCATTATGCCTGTGCTTATATTGGGTACAGCGTTTCAGGGAATGGTATTTACGCTATCTTTAAAGTACATGAAAAGGAAAAGCATAGCAAAGTATTCAAGTTTCTAAAAAAAGCCCTAAAAGAAAAAGGAATTATTATTGACAAGCAATGCGGGGATGTCAGTAGACTTAGATTCTTTAGCTTGGATGAAGAAGCTTATATAAACAAAGACGCTAAGCCTTTTAGACTGCCTAAGAAAAAAATAAGAAGAGGTAACTATCAAAGTACAGGGGACGTATCCATAATAGAAAGAGAGCGTAGGAAAGTTGAATCAATAGTAGCTTTAGTTCAAAGCTCGGGCGTTGATATTACTGGAGGGACTGACGGATACGCTAATTGGGTCAAGGTTGCTGCATCGTTAAATGGTATGTTTGGAGAAGGAGGACGCTCATATTTCCACGAGCTAAGCAAAAATCACAAAGACTACAAAGCTAAGGCTTGTGACAGAAAATATAACCAATGCAGCAATATGACTGGATACGGTATTTCGTCTTTGTACTACTTAGCTGGACAATACGGACTAAAATACAAGCAATGAAATATCCAATTAAACACAAAGGGCAAAAAGAAATGATTTGTATTCCAGTTTTAGTTTCAGCTAAGAACTGGAAGCCTTGCTTTGTAACTAAGGAAGGAGAGTTTATTGAAAGGCAAACTCATGGAAACTATACGGAAGAAAAGCAATGCCAAGTGATTTGCAGCGCTAGAAACAATCGTGTAGGGTATACGGACAAAAAAGTAAAAAAGCTGCTTAAAACGCTTATTCAAACAGATGGCAAAAAAGGAAAAAAAGGGAAAAAAAGGAAAAAAGGTTCCAAAAGTTAAAGAAGTAGTATATGAAAAAAATATTTTGCTTATTTTAGCCAAAGGAAAAGACTTTAGTTTACTGGACGAAAGAGTATCAAAAAATAAGTATACATACGTTCCTAAATACGGAGTCCCTTATTGGCTAATACAGTCCGACGGAACAGTAGGTAGTCACAATTATATATTCAACGAAGATACGGATGTAGAGGATTTTAAAATATACTTACACCGTCAACAAATACTAATTCAAAAGCAATGGATGAAAAAAACACCAAGTCCTCAGAAAAAGAAGAGCAAGAACAAGAAGTAATTTATAGTTTTGCTTCTAAAAGAGAGTTTGACGAATGGATAAGAAAAGCGCCAAAGGCTGAGTGGGTAAAAAGCAGAAAACTAGGAGGGGTAAAAAAATCGCATTACGTTCCGATTGGAGTTATGCAGGCTCTTACTGATTATTCTTTTCAGGAAATAAACATTATTGACGAGAACTACAAAGTAATAATAAATGAAATACTTTGTACAGTCAAAATTGAATATACTCCTAGCTATCCATTCGCAGAAACTAGAGTAGCAACTGGAACAGCTACAAAGCCTATTCAGTGTTCTAGTGGTAGTATTCCTTTAACGTTTCCAAAGGGTAAGATAATAAACTCACTTGAATACAATGCTCCAGCCGCGCGAAGTGCAGCCCTATCCAACGCAGTTGCATCGCTAGGAAATATTTTTGGCAGGAACTTAGGAAGAGAGTTAGCAGTTGATTTTTCTTTTGGCTCGCATCGTACAGCAGAAAAGAAAGAACCTAAAAAGAAATCTAAAAAGAAGAAAAAATAATGGCTAAAAAAACCAAAGTAAAATTCAAAAAAGCAGAAGAGTCCGACTTTGACGGTATTTTTATACCTGTAGTAGAAGGAACAGAAGTTCAACGTACTAAGGAATGGCTGCAGGAGCGGGTTGGTACTTGGACTGGAACAAAATGTAAAAAGTTGATGCAATGCGGACCGGGTAAGTCTAAACTAGAATGGGATAACTTAGATAGGTTATTCTCTTTTGGAGCCACAGCGAAAAAGATTNTNAATCAGGTNGCTATGGAGCGTAAACATAACAACTATATAAACGACAATGTTTCCAGTATTCATATGAAATACGGAACTATAGTTGAGAAGCTTATTGCCAAAAAAGCTAACAAAGAATTATCTAAGTTCGGAAAAGTCAAAGAAGTTGGGTTTAAAAGATTTGACGATAGGCCCGAAGCTGGTTCTTCTAGTGACAAGATTATTGTAAACAAAAAGAAGCCTTTGTTTTCTGTTGAATTCAAAGCTTGCTGTACATGGGATAGTCATTTAGAAAGAAAGGAGTTTTTTGACTCGGACAAAGGAATGGATTATTGGCAAATGGTTAATCAAGTGTTAGCGCATAATGTAAAGGAATGTTTTTACGTTTTAGCTAGTCCTCCGCACGATATTTATAAGTACGTTTCTTATCAAGGAGATGTCATGGATTTATACGAAGACTGGAGTGCAGAATGCTCTATTACTGTACTAAGAGTAAAGCCTGCTAAAATCCATTTGAAAGCGCTTAATCAGCGTATTACAGTAGCGGAGCAAATTGTTTGCGACTACCTGTCTTGCGAGGAAGAAGGACTTACTAATACTATTGAAAAAACAGTACAGTTCTTTATGGCAAAACCAAAAAGGCTAAACAAAAACAAAACTAAATCTTTATTCTTTGAAAAATAGTATTACAATACCAGTATCAAATACTCCATGGAGCGAAACAGAAAAACAATGGCTTTTACTTGTAAAGCCTGGGTATTGTGTTGGCGCATGGAGTACACAAGTTTGGTTTCCTAAAAGTATATGCACCGTAGAGCCTGGAAAACATAGAGGAGAATCAGTTTGGCTGTTAACTATGCCTAAATGGCTTTACGATAAAAAAAGCTTGCAAAATATTTTGCACAATAACTAAATAAAATGTATATTTGCTCATGGCTAAAATACAATTATACAAATATCAAAAGAAGCTAAAAAAACAAATATATAAACAATTCCAAAAAGGTAGAAGACATGTTATAGCACGCTCGGAGACAGGTTCAGGGAAAACGATAATATTTTGTGACATTGCGAGTCAAACAGTTGCAAGAGGAAAGAAAGTTTTGATTCTTACAGATAGAATTGAGCTGCTTGGGCAAGCTGGAGGGTCGCTTGAAAAATTCAAATTAAAACCCTCTCTAATTAGTAGGGATACAAAGTACTTGGATAAGACCAAAAGCTGTTATGTAGCAATGAGTCAAACTTTAAGAAACAGGGTAAAGAATCCAATTTGGAGAAACTTTGTTCAAAAGGAAATTGACTTAATAATTATTGATGAAGCACACAAGCAAGAATTTAATCATATGTTCGAGGACGGATTCTTAGATAAGTCTTTTGTAATTGGATTTACTGCAACGCCTGCAAGAGGAGGAAAAATGACTCAGCTAGGTGTACAGTACGACGTCATAGTTGAAGGGCCTAGTATTCAGTGGCTGATTAAAAAGGAATATTTGCTTAATTGCGATACTTATGATTTGGCTGCACCGGATTTATCCAATGTTAAAACTAATGCGCTGAACGGAGATTACAGCGAATATTCAATGTTTAAAACATACGACAAGCCTAAGCTTTACGCTGGACTAACAAACAATTATAAAAAGCTAGTCCCGGGTGAGAAAATGATTGTGTTTTGCTGTAATGTAGACCACGCAATTAAAACAACTAAGAAGCTTGTAAAAGCAGGTATATCAGCGAAGTTTGTATGTAGCAAGAAATCAGCTCCAAAAGAGCCTAGGAAATGGAATGCAGCTAACAAAGCGTTATTCAAAGAGAAGTTCAAAGCATACAAGCAATATGACCAAAACTTCTATAAGCATAGCGGAGAACGTGTTGCATTGTTTAAAGCTTTCAAGGAAAACAAATTTACTGTTCTAGTGAATGTTGATATCGCCACAACTGGATTTGACGACCCAGGCGTTAGAGTTGTCGCTCTTAATAGAGCTACTAAATCGCTTGTTTTATATATGCAAATGATAGGACGTGGAGGACGTACAATCAAGGACGGTAGTGAATTAAAAACACATTTTACAGTATTAGACTTTGGAGGAAATGTAGCTAAGTTTGGAGCGTACGATACAGTACGAGAATGGAGCTTATGGCACGAGCCCTCAAAAGCAAGCGGAGGAGTTGCTCCAATGAAGATTTGCGGAATGGATTCAAAAGAAAGACCCTTGCCGCCTGGAGGTAAAGTTAAAAAAGGATGTGAGCGCATAATTCCAGCATCTTTGAAAATTTGCCCTAAGTGCGGATTCAAGCCTTTAGTACTTACACAGGAACAAGAGGTAGAGTTAGCACTTGCAGAAGCAAAAGACGAGAACGGAATATCTATTAAAAAGAAATCATTTTCGGATATGACGTTTGAAGATTTAACTAAGTACAGAGAAATAAAAAAGCGACACATTTTTTGGCTGTACAATTTACTTTGGGCTAGAGATAAAGCTACAACAATAAAAGAATATGCATCTTGGGCAAACTGGAAACATTCTAGGACTCACTTTGTAATTAACGAAATGAATAAGAGGGAAAGGAACTCCTCAAGAAAAGTTCTAAAAAAGGATTAATTAAATAAATAAAAGTAATGGCAAAAGACGCAAAAAAATCAAAGAAAGACAAAGGGTCTAAAAAAGACAAAGGGTCTAAAAAAGCAAGCGGAGCATTCAAGCAAGAAGCAAAAGGAAACGAACCAAGTATTGTAAGAAAGCTTGACGGTTCTTTAGCGCTTACAAAGCTGAAACACGCTGTAATTGAAAAGAAGAACAAGAAAGGAAAGAAAGTGAAAATGCTTGTTATTCCTGTAAAGGATAACTTCTTGTTTGAAGGAGATAACGGAGCTTTGTACTTGAATGTTCGTGTTAACTTAAAAGACGGAGAAGACCAGTTTAAACAACATGGTTTCGTTAGTCAGCAAGTTCCTTCTGATATTTGGAAAGCAGCTAGTGACGAAGAACAAGAAGCAATGAAAAAGACACCAATTTTAGGTGGACTAAAGGATTGGGAGTTTGAAGCTGGAGCAAGTAACGACACAGCAGGAGCGGACAACTCTATTGGAGGAGATATTGACCCAGATGACTTACCATTTTAAAACCAAAACCAATGAATTTATCAGCAGAAAAAAACAAGCAAAGATTCGTAGCTTACCATGAATCTAATCAATCTAAAGCAGCTCAGAAGTTGCATTTAGATATCAGAAAGCTAGCTAAAAAAGGAATATGTAAAATATTTGTTGAAGAGTTAGACAATTCAATAAACCTTGATTATCTTAGGTTCCTTGGATATAGAGCAACTGTTCAGCATGGTACAGAAGCTGGAAACATTCATCAAGGTAAGGTAGAGATAACTTGGTATCCTAGACTTTAAGACATGAGAGAAATAAAACTTCAATCCGATTTTGCAGTTGAATTTCACAACAGCTTCCCTAAGAAAAGAGGGAGGCTGTTTCATGTATCCAACGAACGAAACAATAAAGTGCAAGCTTTTAATGCAAGAGCCATTGGTATTGTACCCGGTGTATCTGATTTTATATACGTAGACAAAATGAAATATTCCAAAGCTTTTTTAAAAAGAGCATCAAGAGAGACAGGAATCAAAAAAGATAGTATTATTCTTTTACTGAGTATGCTAGAAAAAAACAAGGATTCTGTCAAGCTTACTTTAATAGAGCTGAAAACCCCTAACAGTAGACACAAAAGAGAACATATTGAAAGTCAGTTAAGATGGGCCCGTACTATGGAGGCTTGCGGCGGCACTTGGAGGTTATGCAGAACAGTAGAAGAAGCAATGTCTTGCACTAAAGGAAAATTTAAAGGCTTGACTATAGAGGATGTAGAAAACATGCTTAAAAGCGTAAAAACTAAAACAATAAAATTCTAATTATGGTATTTTTAAAAGTAGACGATGCAATTACGTTGCACGATGTAAAACAAATCCAAAAGGAGCCAGCACAGGCTAAAATCAAAACAATCAGAAAGCTTTCAAAGCTAATGGCAGCTAAAAAGAAAAACGCTTCCGAGGTAGCTATATACACAAAGCTAAAAAGAGCGGAGAGCAATGGAGTTGTAAATATAGACGAAGAGCTTATATCAAGCGTTTTAAGCGTCTTAGAAGTAACAAGAGAGCAACTTGTGCAAGAAAAGTAAATAAAGCAAGAATAACGTACTAAAAAAAGCGCTCCGTATAAGGTAGCGCTTTTTTATTGTGTTTAATTTTGTTTTAGCTTATTTTTACTATGTCGCTTTTTGCGCTAGACATATCCGCACTACTTGGAGTTCCAGTTGAAACAGTAGGCACTCCGTTTCCTGTGTGTACGTGTGTATTATATAAATTTACTAAAGCATTAAAATCGTTTTTAAGCTGATCAAAAGCAAGCTTTAATTCTCCGTACAGTACACCCGAGTCAGCTGCACCTCCTAGCTCTAACGTTCCGTTATTTTTTAACCTAAACATAAGTGGAAATACTTCCGTCTTCTTTCTTACTGTATCTTCTTACTTCTCCTTCTTGTGCCAAGTTACTATCATTTAAACAGCCAACAGCTACTGAATCTTCGTCAGCGGACGTGTTTAAATATACCATTACATNGTCTTTCATAGGAACTGAGTCTTCTCCGAACGGAGCTGCCTGGAAGCAAGTCTTAGAAGAAAATTGATATACCTCCAAAATCCTTAAAGAGCTTTGAACTTCAAACGACTTGTATTTGCAAAATGTATTTTCCATAATTAAAATATCTGTTTAGGAACCTCTCCAGTATATGTTTGAGGTAGGTTTAATACTAATTCTGTTGTNTTTCCTTCAGGCAGTTCTTTGTATCTGACTACACGAACTACCATTCTAGTCTTGTAATATAAATAAACCTCGTTGTTTTGCACTAACAAAATATCTCCAGTATCAATTTTTACAATACCTTCAAGAACCACAGTCAAATTAATTCCTTTTAGCTCGCTACCTAGTCTTTGTTTAGCAGCCTCAGGAGTTTCTGTTTCACTACCACTTGTTAAAACGCTTACACTAGGTTTAAACTTTCCAATCAACGGATTCTCAACAGAAAACTCCGGTGTAGTATCTGTAGTATATCCTGAAAATTGCCTTAATACAGTTATATTTGAATGCATTCCTTGAGTACTTGTATCTAATCGCATACTCAAAGAATTATTTTTAGTTAGGCTCCAGCGTGGAGCTTTGCTTAGGTTAGGACGATAAAAAACTAACTGTCCATAAGTGTTATTTGAAACGACTACGTTTTTTTGCTTTGCTAGCTTTATGAAAAACTCAGCAACAGAATCGCTTGGCTGTGCCTCAACTTTCTTAAATGGTATGTTTAAAACATTTGTAAGCTCCTGTCTTGTAGGCAAACTAAAGTTTTCTATTTCTCCAATAAGATTACTGCCCTGTACCCAGCTAATATTGAACGCATTTAATATATCGTCAGCAAGTTCTGAAATAGAAATATCTTGCCTTTCTAAAGGATATTTAGATTTAGGTATATTGCACGCATTTAGAATTCCAGTATTACAGTAACCTGTAATAGTTATTGATTTAGTCAAACTTTCTGAATTAAAAGAATGGTTGACAGCGTATCCAGTCAGTAGCCTTGTTCCGTCGTCTGCAAATATTTGCACCGTAGAATAACTTAAAGGCTTAAAGGCTTTTCTATGATTTTCGTCCTCAGGGTCAAATCTAGTTTCAAAAGAAAAACCGGAAGTGACAGAATTAAGAACTCTTTCAACTGTGATTCTTATCAAAGAAACGTAAAAGGTATTATTTATTTTTACTTTCATTTTATATATAGTATATTATTTTTCTTCCTTTTTTCAAAATAAATAAGTCCTCCAGTCTTATAGAATTGTTTTCTCTAAATTCGTCTAAGTTGACATCTTCCGAATCAAGACCTGTAAGAGTGTGTACCAGCAAATACATAGTAGTATCCTCAAGCAATGTAATTTCTCGCTCTTGTCTAGCGTTAAAAGCTATTTCAAACAAGCTTTTAAGAGTTAGTACCATAGTCTCATATAGATCTGTTTGATTGTTTACGCTCGGATTATAAGCGTTATTTATATTGTACACAGATACAGATGAATTATCTAGAGTTTCTACATAGTCCGAGTATGTGCTTAAAAGCAAATCATTTGCCTCCTGTACGCTGGACCTAGTTAGGAAATCTGTACTCGCTGGATTCAANGCAATTACAGCCATTGAAAACAATAAGTTCGCAGCTTGTGCTTCAAAGGACTCTTTTGAAAATCTATCCGTTAAATCAGTTTTAACAGTCAAATAAGAATTACGTAAATCTCTAAGCTTATCTACTATAGGCAGCTCATAAAAGATAACAGTATTGTAAACAGCTTGTATTTCCGTCATAGCTTTTTGAGCATCGTCCACAACATTTTCAGCAGCTTCATAGGCTGACTTAGTAGCAGATATGAAATCCGCAGCGGCATCCGTTGGAGGATTGATTTGTGCAAACGTTGCAGCTAGCTTATCAGTAAAGGGTGCAACGTTTTCTTGGACAGGGGCGGCAGTAGCGCCAAAGTTCTGGGCAGCTACTATATTTGAAGCTTGCCTATCTGCAACATTCTTATCTAAAGGGTCTACTAATGTACCCGGGAAACTTACATTTATAGACTCCCAAAAATCAATGTCAAATTGAACTACATTTAAGTCTGTGTCTAATCTTTTAATTTTAGCAGGGTGTCCAGTTATTTTTCCATACCTTGGGTGGTTTATGTTCCAAAGTTTTTTAACAGCTGAACTCTTTTCAAAGTTACTAGCCTCCTCTAAATAAAATTCCCCTTGGAACCATATCTTCATCGGGTATACTCCTGATTGAATTTCCTTTCTGTCTACTTGTGACCCAGGCGTGTCAATAAAATTATACTTGGATACATTAAACGAAATTGTTTTAGCTGTTTCTTTCCATAATGGATAGTATATTACTTTGTCTCCAGTTGTAATGGAGAATACATTGTTGTTCGTTTGTTCTTCCCAACTCATTTTCTTAATGCTTTATTAAATTGAAATTTAGCTTGCTTTGTGTAAAAGTAAGGTATTTTTTTAGAAACAATCCTTGAAGCTTGATACATGAATCCAGTAGGCTTCACTCTTTGCATTTCATTTGAGTCATACATGTATACTTTTTTAAGCTTGACATTTAGCTTTCTAGTTCTTATACTTCGCTTTTGCTCCTTGCATTGAATATACAATACCTTTGTTTCCGTTCTTTAGTAAGAAATGCTGCTTACCCGAGTTCATGGAAGCGTACATTGCTCTCCTGAACTTTGTTTTGTTTTTCCTTTTGCTGCTCTATATATTGGAGTAGCATCAAAGAAATCAATCTTCTCTTTGTAGTTCTGTTTTCTTACTAGCTTTTTATTACTTTTACCTACCCTAGCGTCATCGTGCGCGATAAGTTTACCTCTATTAACTGAACCTCCAAATTCCTGTTTCTCCAGGCCCTTAACAATCTCGCTACCAGCACTTACCCTTAAACCTGTAGCAGCTTTCATTCTATTAACTTCAAACCCTTGAGCTTTGTTAACTGCCGTAAAAACACGAAAGAACGTTTTGCTACGTGTTATAAAATTTTCCTTGGCTGTTATAGGAATTTGTTTTTTATCTTCAAAGGCAGCTTGATTTAAAGTATTCCGCACAGCACTAGGGAAAGCTGCGCGAGGCAGCTTCCTTAGTCTAATAGTGTAATCTATCAGCTCGTCTGTATTTACATGAAGTTTAGTCATTTTCTAATCCGGTATCCCTGGGTTTCTTGCAATTCTCATTCCTATTTCATATGTGATATAATCAAAAGGACTATCAGTTGTAGGTATGACGCCTTCATTCCATCTTACAGCAAATTTAAAAGTATTTGACGAACCAACATCTTCAAGAGTAAGATCTATTACTAATTTTGACTCTGTAGAGTCAGGAGTTGGTCCCATGTATAAATTTGCTACTGAGAAATCAACTACCATTCTACCCGACACGCTGTGCCCTGTCTTGAGTATTACTTGATAAATCTCAATTCTATTAGCTGTGTTTTGATATGTTCTTGTTATAGATTGAAAATCACCACTAGGATTACTTAAAAACCCGTCAGAAGTTCTGTTCCAAACCATACCATTAGCTGTGCCTAGGTATGTTTGATAAATAGAAAAGAAAGAAAGCCCTGAACCTGAGTTATAAGCTATTGCGAAATCACCTTGTTTTAGCGGTCTTCTTGTAGTTGTGCTAAGAGTAACATTATCAGTTCCAACAACTGTACTATTCACATCCATGTCATCCCTCACATCAACAAGAAAAAACACACCATTTTGAATTGTACCTAACTTAGTGTCCAAGGTAAAGTTTGATCCATCCCACTCTAAAGTCATTCTTGTATTGTATCTATTTGATAATTCTTGCAGAGCACTGACTAATTGATAACCATTACTTTCATTATCAGGCGTATTATTAGGAGTTATGCCTCCAAGTCTTAATAGACTTGTAAAAAAATTCCTGTATATCTCCATACATGTATTCGTTCACACTTGTACCGTCTCCAGCGCCTGTATCGTCTTTTATTCTTCCGTCTGGCCAATTAGCCAAGTCACTTAAATCAATATTAGGTGCGTCTTTTTTTGTTCTCATTGTGTGTTAATATTTTAAATTTTAAACAAATATACTAAAAATGCAAGCGGTATTAAAACCTTTTAGGCTGCATGTTTTGTTCCTGCTTTATATCGCGTTTATAAATAAGTAAGCTGCCAAATGGCTAGGCTTGTATTTTAAAATTAATCTTCTAAGCTCTACAATTCTATCCTCAGGGACATCTGCAATAGAACCCAATGTTGGACCTCCTACAAAAAAAGTAGCATACAGATTTCCTCCTACATTATATACTTCTGAATTATTAGAGCTATTAGCTACTATCTGAAAACCTTGTCCTCCATGCCTTGTGTTTGGTCCGTGCTGTGTTGAATCAGCGTGCTGTGTTCTTGGAGGAGGAACTGCTATAACATCAATAGGATTCTGATAAGGAGGTGTATTTTCATAAAGATACAAATCAAATCCAGCTTCTTGAATCTTAAATTCCAAGTAGGTAATGTGTTGACGTGCTGGAATGTTAGTAGAGCGAGACATTTTAATATAAATAGCTGATTTGCGCTGTTCCAGCGTTGACCCTTCGTATTTGTCTACTCCGTAATAATACTCCAGTAAAGAAGCGTCTTCTTCTGTAAAATTGTCATTATCAGGTATAATAGTGTCTAAGGTGCTTCTTCCGTCTTCTATTGTTTGATTGAAAGACTCATTGAGTCCGTCATGCATTTTAGTTCTAACTCCGTTGGGTACTTGCTTAAAAGCAGTACCCTTAGGATATAGTATATTATTTAATTTAGTTAATTCTCTCATTTTACAGGTAATTTACATTTCTTAAATATGGAATTTTTTCTCTAGTTATTGGATAAGTATTTGAATCAGTTCCGTCAACTAACATTCTTAAAGANCTGAAAAAGTTACCTTGCTCCAAAACTACNGACACAGCGGAAGCGATTCCTCCAACATACAAAATATCATTTTTGTTTCTAGTTAAATCAGCTCCGTCTACAAAAGGCCTTACTTCGTACAGGTAAGCTTCAATAGCTTCTTGAATTGCATCCATTACTGAAGCTGAATTATCTTGAAGTCCAGTTATCTCAACATCAACAGTAGTAGGAATAATAGGCAAAAGCTTCTATAAAAAGTCTGAATAGGACGCCTCCCTCTTTCATGTGTAGGCTTAGACACGTCAGGGTCAAAATCAATAACTTCTGAAACCTCTGTAAGCATAGAAGCTGGAGGAGTTCCTAGTCCGTCAGAACTATCAATTATTGTTGCTTCAACGTAAACTTGAGTCGTACCTGCATCTCCGTCTTTTAAATAAGGATAAACACGTCTAACTCCTTGAGCGTCTAAACTCCAAAACATTAAATCAGATTTAGCTCCTCCTTGAGGTTCTAGTTGTATCGCTGTAAGAATTTCATTTCTATAATCCTCAACAGTTTCTTCCGCAATAGCTTGAGAAACGACTGAGTCAACTTCTGTTTTTTGATTTACATTTGAAACAGGCTCCAGCAATGTTAAAAACTCTCCCTCGTAAATAATACTATCTAAACCAGCTTCAACAGCTTCAATATTCAAAATGTTATCTCCTGCTACTAAATTGTATTGCTGTGTAGTTAGAAAAACTTTTCCCGGATTAGCTGCGCTGTTATTACTTTTCAATTGCGCACCTGCTCTTATTGTGGCTGCACCTGTTGCTTCTACCTTGATAGTGTATTCTCCTTTGGTACCGGGTGACCTATCTCTTCCAAGATACATTCTTCCAAACCTTTCAAGCGTACCTCCTAGAGCCTCAGTGTCAGCTGTGTTTGCTGTAGCGTTTCTTTGGACGTCTGATATGTAATAATAAATAAGCTTTTCCTCTGCTGCTTGATTTTGTGCAAAAGCGTCAAGTATAGACTTAGTTTGAATATCGCTCAAGCCTAATTTAGATTTCAAGCTATTTAAAATCCTCTCGTGTATTTCAACGGATGTAGGTAAATTAATCATTTTATATTTCGTTGTTAGTTATTATTTGATTTCTTGTATTGTCCCATATTAACTGGTACAATTTATTAGAGCTATCGGACAAACTGATAAGCTTTACGTCTAGCCTTATTCTATACGAAGATAATATAATTACATCAACTTCGTAATTTGCAATAGGAGAAAGGAATCTTAAATCCTCTTTCATTGCTGCTATAATATCTTGACGTCCCTTGCTGTTTAAAGCTGTGTTTCTAAGTGTTCTTTCTGTTATAGAGTCAAATTGCTCTAAAGGCTTATCTGATTTAAACAAAGAATTTCCCCAATAGTCGTTTCTAGTTTCTGAGCTTTGCTCGTCTCCTCTTGTTACTGCGGAAACATTTCCTCCAAACATTGCCACAAATATACTTTGAGGCAATAGTTCAGAAAAAGCCAAGTCATTACCATTTAGAAAGAAGTCTGTTCCATCTCCTGTAGTTNCTAAACCAATGTCACTTGTTTGTGTATTCATAATCTANTTTTTAATATGAAGGAATATAGGTAATTGGAATACCTGCGTTTCCGCTTTGTTCTACGTTGTCTACAGCGCTTGCCCCGTCTTTAAGTGTAATAGATACCTCGGANGAGTTCGTGCTTGTAGAGCTTTGATTTTGTAAAGNTGCCATTTGCGGACTAGGTATTACTTCTGAATCTCCTGTAGTTAAAGAGGTTTCATAATTTTCTCCTAGACTATCCAAGGCGCTGACCGCCATGCTGCTTACTCCAGGTATCTCAGCCAGCAAACGTAAAGCCATTTTAATAGGCTCAACTATTGCTTCCAGTAATACGCTTCCAATAGCTTTTAGTCCAGCTATCATTCCGTCAGAAGTAAAAGCGTTTTTAATATCGCCCCATTTGTCATGCAAGCCTTGCATGTATCTACCTAAAACATTCATAGGCTGGAATAAAGCATATATTTTAGTTCGCCATTTATCGTAGTGTTTTATAGCTAAATAAATTATTCCGATTAAAGCTGCTATTCCAATTATCAAAAGTCCAATAGGGTTAGCATCCATTGCAATATTTAAAAGCCATTGAGCTGCTGTGAAAACTTTATTCGCTGCTGCTGCAAGGTATAGAGTAGCTTTATAAGCTCCTAAAGCAATAGCGTTACTTCTTACAGCA